TTCCATCGTAAGGCAGCGCGTCAAGTTCCGATGTCTCCAGCGAGTCGGCGGCAGCGGGTGGAGTGGGCGGCTTGACCTGCTGCGCGGCATTCAGGCCATCGTTAGGGTGCTCGATGTCGTATTGGTACGACTTGGGACTATACGCATCGACCAGCTTTTCCAGGAAGCGAATGCGCTTGTCCTTAGCATCTGGCGCTGCATTGCGCTCGCTGCCCTGCTGCACGGCGGCGGGTTGCGTATCATCGAATCCCCAAACGTATTTGGGCCGACGATGACCCCCTTCGAACACCATCGCCACGTCCCAGGCGCCATGCTGGTCGCAATCCGTCATCACAGGCAAGCCTTCGCTGGTCTGCGCCAAGGCGGAATAGAAAATCTTCTCGCTCGGATTCAGCACATACGACGGCGGCCATGCTACTGGCTTCGCGTCCACTGGATCGGCATCGGCTGGTGGCTTTGGCTGTGCTGGCAATGGGGCTAGAGCGGCGCGCCGTTGCCAACCGCTCCATTGCTCCTGCACCCATGAGATGTTGTAGTTGCCACCAACTGGGAATCGCCCAAAAGTTGCAGCAGCGTGTAGGGCCAAGGTGTCCGCCTCAAATATCGCCCGCTCATCCAGCGCCGCCCCTTCCTGCTGAATGGCTGGCGCAGCGGCTGGGGTGTAATGAAGAGCGATAAGCAGCGACTCGCATTGTGCATCGGATAAATCGGCGTCTGCACATGCGATGGCTATCTGATCTGCGGTAAAGGTATGTTCCATTATTGCTCCTAATCTGTGATTTCTACTTGATAAGCCATCAGCGCCGCATATGCGCGAGGGTCCAGTTCGGCCTTCCATGAATCGGCAACTTCTTTTATATATCGCTCTTTACCGTCCTTATAGGCAAAAAATGCAGCCTCCTGGCTATCATGACTGCCCAAGTACCTTTTCCCGTGCTTAGTAGATAGCGCGGCTATGTACCGTCCATTTCTCTCTGTTACTCCTATCGGATTTGCACCACGAGTAGCCTTTGTCCTGGCAAACAAACTGTTTATGTACATCGGGACAAAGATGCATTGTTCCGGTCCATAAGTTTTGTTGCCTTTGATTAGTATGTCCTTATCCAGCGCCCATCCTTTATCGAAGCCTTGTTGGCTTGATGCCCATGCGGCGAATTCCTGGAATTTCAAGAAGCGAGTATCAACACCGCAATCGACGTAAGCTGGGTTCTTTGCCATCGCTATCGGGCAATAACAGCGCTGAATCATATGGCTCCATATACTATAAAGCCGCGCCGTTTTGCCGTCTATTTTTGTTTGGAATTTTCCTTTGTTGCACTCGCCTACTCCATAGATTAGCTTCCGCATCACTTACCTGCGGCTGGCTGATGGCTAGCGGCGAGGATGGCGCGGGCGAAAGCGCGCAAAGTGACAGATGCGTTTCGACCGTCCAAGTGCCAACTGGCGGATATTTCATCTATCTGCTCATCGCTCAGCGCCGCCTGCGCATTCCCGGTTACGCGGGAATGAGTGAAACGCGACAGGCCGGCAGCGGTATCCAGTTCCACAATCCAGTTAAACACGCGCTCACGGTAGTGCTCATTCGACTGCATCATTTCACGGTCGGCTTTCTGAGCCGCGTCGTAGCCAGCGTTGTGCGCCGCACGATCATCTTGCGCCGCTTGCGCATGCTGCTGCACGCCTTCTCTTGCTGCTTTCGCCATCACGCGCCATACGTGATCTGCCACATTCGACCCGATACCAATCGCTTCGCGAGCAGTGCGGCACATGTCATCCGTGGGAATCATTGGCAGGGCTTGCGCATGCTGCTGTGGGGCGGCGAGATCAGCTCGGACATATTTCACGTCATAGCGGTCAATGCCTTCCCCGCACCATGAAAGTTCGGAAAGGTCTTTGTATGGGCCAACTTCGTGCGGCTCACCATCCCCGACATTCAGCCAGATAGTTTCAGGGAAAGTATTTGCATGCGGATTGGTCTGCTCGACCTTCGCCCCCTCTGCCGCAGCGCTGACGACGTGCAGCTGCGCCATGGCGGCTATCTCGGCTTCCTGCTTGCGGATCAGAGTGCACATCTGCTGTGCGTCGCTGTAATGTGGCGTGATGCCGTTGTAGGCGTCTGTCTCGATCTGGTTCAGGTCCATCACTTCACTCCTTGTTGTTTCGCGCCGGTCAGCGCTCGGAAAGCTTCGCGGGTCATCACATGCGGCACGGAAACTGTCAGCGTGTCGGATGCTTCCTTCTGCGGGCGGGTTAAAATTCCGCGCGAGTGGGCGATTAGCGCGTCGGCTATGGCGGCTGAGTTGGCCATTACTTCCACTCCTTCCGTGGAATCAGGCGCCCAGCCATGGTTTCAGTGTCAATCTCAATACGGCCATAGTCGCCGTATTCGAAATATTGATCGCAAAACTTATCACGATCTTTTTCCATCTTCGGAGTGATTTCGTCCTCGTCATCAGGCAAAGGATGCTTCCCGTTGAGGATTTCGTAGATGGCGTCTGGATCTTTGAAGTGGATGCGTACTTTCATTTTATTTCCCCTTGTTCGATTAATTCAAGCTGCCGCACGTCGACAGGCTTTAGTACGTAGATAAGATTGGAATACTCGCAATCTTGGAGGCCGGACCGCACCGCCACGCGCACAGCCTCATGGCATACCGTGCTGCGCTCATGCTCGAAGACGCAGCCCTTGCATCGCTTGCTGGGCGCTGTGGTGAACTGGATGTCTTCCGGGCGCATAGTTACTCCGGCTGGAACTTCGCCTGTACGCTGGCGATGTGGCGCTGGAGAGCGGCGCAAATGCGCGGGAAGTCTGCTTCGTGGAACAGCTTGCTATTCTTCTCGGTTGCCGCCGGCGCGAAGCCCAGCGACAGCAGGAAGTCGGCGGTCAGCGTGAAGCCCAGGCGCTCGCCGATCTGGCCCAGCTTGAGCGATGGCGGAGGGCTGGCCGGCGAGAGCATCGCGTCGAGTTCCTTCTGCTCTTCTGCCGTGAATTCCAGCGTCTCCGGCTCAATGATGATCTTGATGCGAGTGTCGGGCGCCGGCTGCTCGGCGATGATGGTCAGCGCTTCCGCCAGTTCGTTTTTAGGTGCTGGTGCGGTCTCGTTCATTGTGGTCTCGGTAGTGATTGGCGCGGGGCCGCGCAGGATGGTTTCGTATTCGCTGACCATGGCGTCGAAAGCGGCGAGCTGCGCGACCATCTTGTCGATAAACACCTCGTCGCGGTAGATGCGCTTAATGAACAGGTCTTTACCGGCGGCGGCCAGGTCCGGCACATACATGATGAAGTCAACCCACTTGCGCGCGGTCAGCCACATGCCGCCCTGCATCTGATGGTCGTATTCGCTGGTGTCGCCAGTGCGCCACATGTCCATTATTTTGATGCTGTCGATCGGCGCCTTGATCTCGATCAGGCCGTCGTCATCAGCGAGGCCGTCGCTGCTGTATCCGTAGATACCCTCATCGCTCAAGCAGATGCCGGACTCGGTGATGAATGCGCCGGTGCGCGCCTCGTACAGCATGCGTGCGCGGGTCTCCATTTCGTGCCCACGCTCCAGCACCCACGCCTTGGCCGGTTCGCCGTGTGGCGCACCGCTGATGCGCTCGATGGCCAGGTCGGCGGCGTAGCGCCGCGCCGTGTCGGACGGCTCGCTGGTGTCTTCGCCCAGCAGCGCGCGGCGCACCGTGTCAGCGCTTGGCGCGGCCTTGTAGCCGGCTTCCGCCAGCGCCAGTTTTTGCTCCATGCCGCCGCGCATCAGCGCCACATACTTCGACTGGCGTTCATCCAGTCCACCAATGCGCGACACGGCATCAGCAAAGCACGAAGCGGTAATCTTGCCGCAGCGCGCGGCATACCATTGAGGTGTGCCTTGTGGGGCTTCGATGAAGATCATGACGCACCGCCGGCGCCGCGCTGGGCCTCAAGTTCTTCAGGCGTAGGTGGCGGCACCAGTTCCAGCTTGCGCGCTGAGACTGCAGCCTTGAATTCCTGATATGCCTTGCGGTCATCCTTCTCAACCAGATCCGCAGCGCCTTCGGTCCACACCTTTTCCAGCGCCTTGATATCGGCAGCGCTGTCGGCCTTCATCACCCATTTGTCGGCTGGATTCGGTTCGAAGCGCTCAGGCTCCATTTCCAGTACCCCCTTGTGCCAGAGGTTTAGCGCCATACCGAAGCGCATGCCAGCATTGCGAAGTGCGTCGCCGATCCGCTCTTTCATAGCGCTCGGCCCCGTCTTGCCCTCGGCGTCGCCGTAACCCAAGCGTGTCATACCCAGCACTGTGAGTTTGATCCACATGCCGCCGTCCTTGTCGATCAACGGCAACCCGTTGGCATCGAACGCAACCGGCTCCCACGTCCACATCGGGTCCACATCCAGCAGGCGCGCAGTGATGGCAGCATGGCCAACATAGTCAAGGTGAACAACGTCCTTGTGGTGCCATGTTCCGCAGATCGTGCAGCGCATACCTTTCTGGTAGTCGGCGCGCACGTCCTCTGTTTGCTTCTTGGTCGGCTTCGGCAACTTGCTGATGTGGTTCGCGTCGAACTCCGCCCTCAGCTTGAGCAGGCCTTCAGTTTGTTTTTCATCTGACATTTTCACTCTCCGTTAGAACTGTTTCAAAAATTCCTTGACTTGATCCAAAGGGTCATAGCACTCCCCATCTGGCTCAGTAGGCCGCCAATCCGTTTCATCCCAATTGCATTTCCCTTGATTGCATGCACCGCAAAGTATCTGAAGATTTGCGATATCCAGCGCCAGATTAGGGAAATGCTTACGTGGCTTAATATGGTCAACATTCATTACCGCGCCATTCTGCGGGGAGTCGCCACAGCACATACAGATAGCGCCATAAAGCTTTAGAGCTTGCATGCGCAGCGTGCGCCATGCGTAACTGGTTAGAAATTCCGGGCCGTTTGGATCCACATAACGCTGCTTAGGAGGCTTTGCTGGCGGTGGCGTATAGGATCTGATGCTCGGATAGCTTACCGGGCCGCTTTTACCAGCAATGATGTCTAGTGCGGCATTGTGGTAATGCGAGAGAGACTTACCCTTTTTAGCCCGCTTCTTGGCCTTTGCTTCCAACCCTGCCTTGACCTTACTCATCATGTACGCAGTGACTTCGCGCGGGCCGTGCTTCACTAGCCATCCCGGCTTCAATGGATAAGGTATTCCAAAAGCAAATGCTTCAGATTTTGTGATGGCTACCGGAGATTCCGATTTGTATTTAGCCTGGAGATATTGCAAAACATTCATAAAAAAACCCATGTGGTCGAAACAGAGGTGGTGATCGGAAAGCCAGAACGGATGACTGGCATTGCGAAACTCTGCTTCGACCACATGGGTCTTCCGTTTTTTACTGAACCCATCACCACAACAAATTCAGAGCAGTAATCTTATGACGCCAAGCAATTTCTTGCAAGCTATTTCGCGCCAGCACGCAATCTTTTAGCCGCTTCTGCACAGATGATAATCGGCGAGTCAGCTTTGCCGGCTGCCTGGCGCTCGGCGCGGACCAGCTCGTAGACCTCGGCGTATTCCTCGGCCTCGCGCTCGTCTTCCAGGTCGCGCCGCTCTGCCGCTGTCACCGGCTCAACGGATACCTTGGCGTCGTCTACGATGCGCATGGCGGCTCCGGAAGCGGCTGCCAGTGCGTGACCAGCCGCAACGCACCCATAGGGCCGCCATCAGACATTTGCCAGCGCTGCCAGTACGCATAGCCTTCGCTGTCAATCTCACGAAGCTGAGCGCCGTAGACTGAGTAGCGAGGCTTGTTGCGACGATCCCAGAAATCGCCATCTCCGCGATCTACTAGCACGTTGCACCAAGCGCCAACCTCTGGCAAAGAGTCGGTGACGCTGATCCAGTCGCTCATGTCTTCGCTCCTTGCCCAGCATGAGCAGCCAGGGCAGCGCGGGCTTTTTCGATCCGGCCATCGCGCGCATAATCGTCTATATCCATCTCGCCCATGGCGCGGGCATCTTCTGTCCATGGGTCGCCATTGTGCTCGTATTCGAGATAGTCATCGATCACGGCCAGCGCTTCTGTCAGCGCCTCCACCAGCGCGGCATCAGGCCCGGCAGCGGCTAGGATAGCGCGGCAAAGCTTAATCAGGTCAATATCTTCGCCCATGCCGTCATCCGCATGAGCGTCGAAGATGATTTCCTTTATCCGCTCATCCGTCATCGCCACTACTGGCTTAGGCAGGGCAGCTATGGCGGCGCGAGCGTAGGCTTGCATCATGCCCATAAAATACGCATCCAAATTCGCTACCGCTTCCTGTTGTGGGCCGATTGAATCACGGCTCACGCCGCCACCGAATGCGCCAAGGGCATTGACAAGCTTGAACAGCTTGCGGTCGTCAAGTGGTTCAGGCAACGGCGGCAGTTCCCCGGCTGGCGCAGCATTGGCGACTGAGGGAGCGGCGAGGGATACACGGGCCAATAATTCTTCGGCGGTGTCGTGCATCAAGCCGAACAAGCGATCGCGCTCTTCACCCTCGTAGCGGTTGGCGTGTTCGCGGAACAGGGAATTGTTGATGATGCACTCAAGCACAGCGTCAGGCATGCGCGGAATGCGGTTGATTTCTTCGGGACCATTTTTGTAGTTTCTCATGATTGTTTTTCTCCAGTAGCGATAGCGGCGATGCGGATTTCCTCGGCCAACTCGGTTAGCGTGCTGTGATAGTCGCGCCCTTGTGCACCGTTCCGGAAAACGATATCGCCCGTATCCGGCTCATGCTCTGCGAAGTCATTGAGATAATTGTCGGCCTTTTTCTCGATCAGCACCGCCGCCGCAATCATTCCATCCCGCTCCAACTCTGTCGGCGCTGCGATGGCTGGATGGGCGGCGACAATGAGTTTGTCAGCAATCTCATTTGGCAGCATATCGGTGCTTGTCAGGCACTCGCTATAAGCTTTGAACATAGCACGCCGTTGTTCAAGCGATGCCACGCCATCGCGCAGCACGCCCTCTGCCGTACCCTGCGCAGCCCCTAGCGCTTGCCATACGCGCTCGTCCTTGCAGTCGGTGAAGTCGATGAGCTTCGATGCGTCGAGAAGGCGGCGCAGCGCTTCCATTGGCGTGACGGTCGAGCGACTCATGCTGCACCGCCATGAGCTTTAGTATAGGCGGCAAGGCATTTCGTGTAAGTTTCAGCCAGCCGCTTTGTCAATTCAACAGGAGGCGCGTTTTGCAGCGTATCCAGTACGTCGGCCAGCGCAGCAACCATATCAGGCGCTGCGGCAATCAGGCGCGCATCAGCCTCGCCATGCACGATCTCAGCAACGCACTCGCCGATATCGGACCAGTGGATTTCAAACTCCGGCACGCCGCTGCGCGCTTGGTTAGTCTGGTGGGCCTTCCATGGGCCAGGAGTAATTTTCATTTTCATTCCTTGTAGTGGTGTAGGGACCAGCGGTTAATCGGTGTAGGCGATGTACTTGAAGCGCCCCGGCTTTCCATCCTTCGGTGGCGAATGAGATTCGAACCGGCCGCCGAATGTTCCTTGGATACTTTCCACCAATTCTTTCATCGTGACGCCTTCCGGGTAGATGCCCTCCTTTATCATGCTGGAGTTGGTATGCGAAGCCCAACGCCAATCAATGCGCGTTGGATCGAGTGGGCGCGGCTCCCAAGATTTATATGCGCCGGTTGCCCGCTCGACTTTGACCACGAAGTTATTGATAGTGGCCTGATAAACCGTATCGTCATCCGCTTCTTCCCAATCGCATTCAGGGCAGAAGTTGCGCGGGGCAGTGCATGAACCGCACGGTGCAGAAAGATGGCAGGAGCAGTTATCCGAGCGGTGCGTTTTAATTATGCCAGAGCAGTGATCGCGGCAGCACGTTGAGCCTTCCTCCCAGCCGTGCTCGCCATCAACGCCGAAGAACTCCAGCATCCACGCGTTTGTTTTGGCGACCAGTTCTGGCGATTGGAGGCGCGCAAATTCCGCGCTGACTTGCATTCTTGGGGCGCTCACAGCACACCTCCAGCTTTAGCGCCCAGCAAGCAGGCGGCAACGATGATGGCGAACAGCCATGCAGCAGGGGCGTAGACGCGGCGACGGGTGGGGATCGGGCGGTTCATGCCTGCTCCGAAGTAGTGCGCAAATTCATTGCTGAGATCAGATGCCTAGTGCTTTTCTCATTGAGAGACTCTTCGTTTGTAACATAGAAATCAGCGAGTTTCTTTGCCAATTCTTCGTCGCTCATTCCAAGCGCAGCAGCAACTGCAGTGCGGATGGATGATGCATCGGCACGCGAGAGCCGCACACCGCCGCTATCGTAACCACCAAAACCGCGCAGGTAATCGCAAGCATACGTGTATGGGTAGCGGGTATCTTTATTCATGACTTACTCCTATTTATTCAGCATCGCGGATGCGGTGCCATGTGAAGAACTGTAGCAAATAAGCGCTGCACAATCAACACATTTCACAATGTAATTATTTCCTTTACTACTCAATGAAAATGCTCTACTATTTGGTTATCCGCTTTTGGATATGACCAATGAGGCAACCAATGACTACTGACACTAAAGACAACTCAGGTAAGCTGTTCGACCACATCATCAAGTCGCGGGAATTGAAGAACGATGCCGCGCTTGGGCGCCTGATCGACATCAAGCCTGCCGTGGTCAGCAAAATCCGCCATGGCCGCTTGAACGTCAGCGCGCAGATCATCATCAACATCCATTTGATGACCGGGATGTCGATCCGTGACATCAAAGCGCTGCTGCCCGAGTAAGCCATGCGCGCCAAGTACGCCACTCGCCCATTCCTAGTCAGCTCCGAGCAAGTCCGCGAGACGCTGCTCAACGCCATCAGGAATTTGCCGATCGACGCCGACAAGCCGCTTCAGGTGGTCATCCGCGAAGAGGTGAAGGTACGTCGACTGGACGCCAATGCACGCATGTGGGCTGGCCCGCTTAAAGATATCGCTGAGCAAGCGTGGATTGAGGGCAAGCAACATAGTGCTGAGGTCTGGCATCATTTCTTCAAGCGCGAGTTTTTGCCTGAGGAATTCGACGAGGCGCTGTGCAAGGAAGGGTACGTCAAGTATGAATACGATCCAAGCAGCGAGCGTGTACTCGTTGGCAGCAGCACTCAGTTGACGGTCAAAGGGTTCGCGGAGTACATGACGGCAATCGAGGCATTCGGCGCTAATCTCGGCGTCCAATTTAGCGCATCACCAAACGAAGGAAGATCATGAGAGAAGTAGATGAAAACCTGTGGGGTAGCGACCACAACTCGCCACTGGATCGTTTGGATCGCCAAGCGCAGACCATACGCGCCGCCGAACAACGTTCAGATCAACAGTCAGCTTCCCGCCACCGTCTGACGCACGCCGAATCAGTAGATCGCGCCCAATTATTGGCGCTGTTTGACCAGCTTGACTCGCGTGGACAAAAAACAACGCTGGCGATGCTGGCTGTCGCCGTCAAACTTCACCCACGGAGCTAATCATGACAGCCCTGATCCCACACCCAAGCTCAGCCAAGCGCAACGAAGAACTGCGCCGCTTGCTGACCCTGATCGCGCCGCATAGTGTCGGCCTCTCCGTGCGCGAGATTTCCGACAGCATGCGCATGTCGCCTGTTCGCATCGAAAAGTACGTCACGCTGATGCTGTGCAACAACGTTATCGACCGCCACAAGCCGAGGCTACCGGGCATGAAAATGGTGTATCGCCACTTCCTGACCGCTGACGCCGCCGGAATTGACGCGTTCCTGCTCAAGCTGGCACATGCTTTCGCCAAGCCGGTAGGTCAGCAGCGCCAGGCGATCCGCATGCCTGACGAGAAGCCGGCGCGCTTGCGTAAGCCAGATATTCCACGCCGCCACGCTGTAGGCAAGGTTATCACGGCGCTGATCCGCTCCTACGATTTCTTTGCCGATGAGCCAAATTCGACGGTGCGCGACCTGGCGTACGAGTTCGATATGCCGCTGAGCAGCGCGCGCAGCCGTATCGATGCGCTCATTGCGCGCGGCTGCATCGAAGAAACCGAAATGGTCACGCGAGGAAAGTACACGGCACAAGCCTACCGCGCTATCACTGGCATGCGCCCCGGCAAAGGCATGCCGATGGTCGACGCCGAGGACGATCGCCCCACGGTCCACGAGTTCAAGCGGCCTATCGTCAAGGCCAAGCAACTTGGCATGGCGGCGTATGGCGATCTGCCGGCGGCTTTCTCCCGGCCGGCGGTGGCTGCATGAAGCGATCGGCTCCAATGACCCGGACCGCGTTTGTGTCGAAGCCGGCAGCCAGCGGCAAGCCTGTGCCGGAACCGAAGCCGCCGAAGGGTCCACGCCGCCGCCTCTGCAAGCACTGTAAAACGCCGTTCACGCCGTTTCGCGCGCTGGAGGCATGGTGCTCGCCTGATTGTGGCGCAGAGGTCGCTAAAGCCCGTTTGGCGCTTCAGCGGGCAAAGTTACAGCGGCAGGATAGGGCAGAGACGAAGGCGAAGCTGGTTGAACTCGAACCGCTGGAGTATTTCCTGAAGAAGGCTGAGAAAGCCTGCAACGCATATATCCGTGCGCGCGATGCCGGGGATGGTTGTATATCCTGCGGGCGCCATGATGCCGAGCAATGGAATGCGGGCCACTTCATCGGCGTTGGAGCAAATCGAACTTTGCGCTTCGAGGAAGACAATATACACCTTCAATGTGCCAGGCCATGCAATAAGGACAGGGGTGGGAACACCATTGAGTATCGCAAAGCGCTCGTCAAAAAGATCGGCGTCGAGCGTGTCGAGTGGCTAGAAGGCTGGCACCCCACGGTAAAGCGCACACGAGAACAAATAGAAGCAATCGAAGCCTACTACAAACTGAAAATTAAGGAGTTGAAAAAATGAACCAAGCAAAGCTAGAAGCAGCACAGCGCCTCAACCAGCTACAAAACTCGATGAACATTATCAACGAGCATGTAGCCAAGTTGGAAGGCACGCTGGAATTCATTCGCGGCCTGCAAGCGCAGACGGCGACCAGGATCGCTGAGCAGCGCCGCGCGCTTGCTGCTATGCCGGATGACGAAGCATGAGCGGCCCAGTAAATGCGGTGGCCTTCTTGGAGCAGGCCGCAACA